GACTGTTGGCTGGGTATTGAAGTCAACTAACCAGTAGGAGCAAAAACTATGGCTCTCATTGATTTCAAATTTAAACCTGGAATCGACAAACAAGATACTACTGTCGGGGCAGAACAGCGTTGGATAGATTCAGACAACGTTAGATTTAGATATGGACTACCAGAAAAAGTTGGTGGTTGGTCTTCTTTAGTATCAGACACAATAGTTGGTGCAGTTAGAAAACAACATTCTTTTGTTGATTTAGATGGTAATAGGTATGTTGCACTAGGTTCTGATAAATTCTTACTTATATATTTTGAAGGACAACTTCATGATGTTACACCAGTAAAAGCTACGATTAGTTCTGTTGTTATGTCTGCTCAAGATGCAACACAAGAAGTATCTTTAACATTTTCTTCAGCACATAATTTAGAATCAGGTGATATTATTTTATTAGATAATGTAACAGTTCCAACTGGTATTGGTCTAACTGATGCTGCTTTTGAAGATAAATTATTTCAAGTAACAAGAGTAACATCATCTTTAATTGCTATCGTAACAGGATCACAGACCACAACCGGTGCAGCAGGTGGCGGATCTTGTAGTGTTATACCATATGAAAAAGTTGGCCCTGCAGCTCAGTCTTATGGATATGGTTTTGGTATTGGTAATTTTGGAGGCACAGTATCTGGAGTTGCAACAACAACTTTAAACGGTGCTTTAAATGCGGACACTGCTGGTACGGGAGGATCTGGTACATCAATAACTTTAACATCTGTTACAGGTTTTCCAACAGGTGGTGGAACAATAGCAGTCGGTAATGAATTAATTACATATACGGGAATAAGTTCTAACGATTTAACTGGTATCACCAGAGGTACAAATGGTACAGCAACGATTGGTACATCAAATGGACAAGCACACAGCAGTGGTGCAACAGTTACAAACGCTACAAACTTTTCTGGTTTTGGTAGTGCAGTAAACGCATCAACTGTAGTTTTAGAACCAGGTCTTTGGAGTTTAGATAATTTTGGACAAGTTCTTATAGCAACTATTGCAAATGGTAAAACATTTACATGGAACGCCGGAGCTGCAACACCTTTATCAAACAGAGCATCAACTACAACATCTGGTTTTGCAACAGGAAACAATCCTACAGCATCAAGAGTTACGTTAATATCACCAACAACAAGACACTTAATTCATCTTGGAACAGAGACAACTATCGGTGATACAACCACACAAGATGATATGTTTATTAGATTTTCTGATCAAGAAGGTATTAATACTTATGCACCGTCTGCTACAAATACAGCAGGAACACAAAGATTACAAGACGGCACTAAAATAGTAGGAGCTCTAAAAGCAAAAGAAGTTATCTTGATATGGACTGATAATGCTTTGTATACTATGAAATTTATAGGTTCTCCTTTTACATTTAGCTTTGAACAAGTTGGAACAAACTGTGGTTTGATAGGTAAGAACGCTGTCGTTGAAATAGACGGAGCTGCGTTTTGGTTAAGTCAAAAAGGTTTCTTTTTATTTGATGGTACAGTAAAATCTCTGCCTTGCACTGTAGAGGATTTTGTATTTAATAATTTTGATACTACAAAAGGACAACAAGTTTCAGCAGGATTAAATAATTTATTTACTGAAGTTACTTGGTATTATCCTTCAGCTACATCTTCATTTAATGACAAATACGTGGTGTTTAATTATGGTGAGTCTTCAGGAGTTGCGGGAGGTGTTTGGTACACAGGCACAGAAGCAAGAACAAGTTGGATGGATGCAACTATATATCCTAATCCATATGCAACTAAATATAACAGCACGGCCGACGGAACATTTCCAGATGTTATAGGTCAAGATGGTTTAGGACAAACAAAATATTTTGAACATGAGGTAGGAACAGATCAAGTAAACGAAGATGGATCTACTACGATAGTTTCTTCTTTTATAAAATCGTTTGACATAGATTTAGAGAATAGACAAAAAACAGCAGAGGGTAAATCGTCTGGTCCTAAAATAGCAGGTGAGGTATTTTTAGCTGTTAGAAGATTTGTGCCTGATTTTAAAAATTTAGAAGGTAATTCAAAAGTAAGTTTAGCTGTAAAAAGATATCCACAACAATCAGATACCACAACCACATTAAGTCCTTTTACAGTCAATTCTACTACAGATAAAAAAGATACAAGAGCTCGTGGTAGATTTGTAAATGTAAAAATAGAAAACGATGCAGCTAATGAAAAGTGGAGATTTGGAACTTTAAGATTAGATTTACAACCAGATGGGAGACGTTAATGCCAAAGATTAGTGTAAGAATACCAGAACCAAAAGAAGAATATGATTTTTCTAACCAAAAACAAATAAATAGAACTTTGTCTTTGGTTGTTGAACAATTAAATTCTACATATTTAAGTGAAACAAAACAGGAGCAAGAGAGATTCTCTTGGTTTATAAGTGGCTAATATATATAAAAATGAATTAGTAGATCTAACTACTACAGATAATACTACGATATATACAACACCGTCTGATTCAAGAGCTATAATTAAAAGTATTATAGTATCTGAGGATGCTGGGTCGGGATCTACAATAACTTTTACTATAACAAATGCTGCATCTGCAGTGTTTAGTTTATTTAAAGACAAAACTATAGCCTCAAAAGCAACAACTGAACTGTTAACTCACCCTTTAATTTTAGAAGAAAATGAGGTATTAAAGGCACAAGCAGCTGATGCAAATGAATTACACGTAATTGCATCTATATTGGAGATAAATAGAGACTAATGCCATTCATAGAAACAAAAGCAAAAAAAGAAATAAAAGAAATCAACGGTAAACCAACTGTGGTTATTACACCAGAGTGTGAGATTACCTTAAAAAATTTAAAAACGGGTCAAGAATACATGTCAGATGCAGAAGCAGATGAGGATGTAAATAACCCAGAAACAGACACTAAAAGAGAAGATATCTCTAGAAGTGTAAAATTAACAGTAGAGTCTTTACCACTTGGAGGAGACTCAAAAATATAATAGAATGGTACGATGGCAATAACTAGAGCACAACAATTCAGACAAATGTTAGAAGACGGCGGCATGACCAAAAAAATTAAAGGTCAAAAACACATGCTTGCTTACATTACACCTGGAGAGGCAAAGACATTAGAAAAATTAGGTGGTCAAAAAACAATGACACCTGAAGGTATACCCGCTTATCCACCACCAGGTAAAGGTGGACAAGGACCAGGTGGGTCCGGAGGAGGAACAGGTGGGTCTAAAGATACTAGAGGACCAAGCGGCAAAGATGATGACCCAAGTCCACAAGATAATAGAGTAGCAGCTGCGACTAATATTGCAAGTTTACAAAAAGCCTATGGAGTGAGCAAAAAAGGTTTAACAGAAAATCAAAAAAGACGTAGAGAAGAAGCAAAAGCAAATAGAAGAATAGCCATACAAAGATTAAGACCTGAAAGTGGATTAAGTAAAATTATTAGACAGGGAGGTTTAATTCCTTCTTTTTTAAAAAATATAACCAATTCACAATTTAATTTAGATAGAAGAAAAAAATTTATGGGAGATTTGGACGCTCTTTCTAAAAGATTTCAAATAAGAAGAAATATAAATTTACCTTTTAATATTGGTAGCTTTGACGCTAACGCAAGAATAAACAATAATTTATTACAAAAATTATTAAATGAAGCACAAGAAGATCTTGATTTAGTTGCTATGTCTCCAGGACCTTTTGATTACATGAATAAACGTGCAATAAGTCTTAGTGATTTACCTGAAGATAGACAACAAGAAATTTACGACAAAGTTATGGACGCTAGAATGGCAGGACAAACAGATGCCGCTGGTAATTTAAAATCAGGATTTATGTTTGATTCACAAGGAAATATCATATCAACAGGTAATGATGGCAGAGATTCAGTTGAATCAGATCTTGAACAAAGACTACGATTGTTAGAACAACAAAATGCAGCGTTAAAAAATACAACACCTACTACAACCTCTAATCCTCTAGGTGGTTTAGGACTTAGATTTTTAGCTGAGGGTGGTATGCCAGAAGATGCACCTGTAGGTGGGATCATGGACATTGAATCAGGTAGACAGATGTATTTCTTAGGTAAACTAGTTAAGAAAGCCACAAGAGCTGTTAAAAAAGTTGCAAAGTCTCCAATAGGTAAGGCTGCATTGTTTGCAGGATTGGCAGGAGCAGGAGGTTTTGGACCTCTCAAAGGATTAAAACCAATGTTATTTGGAGCCCCTAAAAGTATGATTGCAGGTCCAATTAAAGGTTTACTTGGAACTGGATCTTCTGGAACAATGGGTTTATTAGGTAAACTAGGTTTAACAAAAGGTGCTGGATCAATGGCTTTAACAGGTAAAGGAATATTTTCGGCTATATCAGCAGCATCATTATTACCAATGTTAGGTCTTGGAACTGGTGATGAAGATGAAGACGAGGCACGAGAAATATTAAGAGGATCAGGTTTAGATATAGCATCTATTAGAAATAACCCTTACACGTTTAAATCATCTGTAGGTGATGGAAGTGGTTTAGCCACAGCATTTTTAGCTGATGGTGGTCGTATAGGATTTAGAGATGGAACAAGTGAGTTTATGGATTTTGTTAGATCAATGGGTCTGTCAGAAGACAAGTTAAAACAATTA